TTTTGATTATCATTACGTCCAACCTATCAAGATAATCCTCGTTGCTTTCGTCATCTAATTGAGGTTGGTTTTCATTGGCGTAAGTCATCGCTACCCAATCTTCAAACTCAACAAGGTCTTCTTTGTGAACTAGAAACAGGTCTGTTTTTGTATCGGAATGAACCCCTCGCAATGTCTCAATCTTTTTCTCCACGATTGGTGCATCCCAATCTGGATACTGACCATCCTTCCATGACCTTATGTATTGGTGTGTATAAATCATTCGTTCTCTCCTATGCTGCCAATAATAATCTAATGCGGGACATGTATTGCTCGTCCGTTTCCTTGGGTGGGATGCGGTTATCGACATTCAATTTGTGATGCTTTGATTTGATGAATGTCATGTCATCAAACAAGCCACGTTGCTTTGCCTTGTCGATAGCTTTTCCGAAGGGTTTACCGATACGCTCAGTCGCCATCGTTCCACACAGTGACCAGCTAAATGTCACGCTGTCCTTCTGCCATTGCTTGCGTCTATCTTTCAGTCTCATTGCTTGTGTCTCCATTCGTATCCAAAGGTTGCTTGTCCATTCTCCACCACAACAAAGTGGCCGTACTTATCAAGATGTTCTTTGTCTGGTGTGATCTTGGTGCCAAGGCACGACACCACATCCAATTCATTCTTGATACATTGCTTGGCTAATCGGATCACACCCTTGTTGTGATCCTCAAGAAAGATAAGCACATCCATCCCTCGAATGGATGCAATGTGTTCGTCGTAATAAACTTTAGTCATGTGTTCTCCTTTTCTAAACAATCGACGCACCATATCTGGTGCTCATCGTGTTGCGGGTGATCCCATTCAATCGTCGGCGTATCGCAGTTGTCGCACTCAATCGCTTGGCAATCAGCGCACAACCAACCAACAGTTGCGGGTACGCGGTTCACGAATTTACCGCTGCCCCATGCGGTGCTGTCACCGCAATCGTCGCATGTCTCTGTCATGCCGCTTCCCTTTCGGCGCGTTCCATTATTGATGATGCTGCCTTGGCCTCGCGGTCCAACATCTTGAGTATCCATTTGTTGAATTGTGCATCGGTCAGCCTCGACGCATTGGTATGCAAACCAATGTGCCGTTTAACTACGCTGTCGGGCAGGGCGTTGCGCCGTGAACCATCCTCGTTTGTGTACCAGAGGCACCAGCCACAAACCTTTTCATACATCCGCAATCTCAGGCAGAATTTATCTATGTTCTCTTGCGAGATTTCATTCAGTCCCAACACCATCGTAACGGTTATTAGTTGCTCAGTCTCAGGCGACATTCTTTTGTCGTCGCCCTCGCCGTTGAAGCAAACTGTTTCCCAATCGGTGATGTCGCCAAGGTTCCAATTCAAAGACATGTTATTCTCCCTCTCGTAATACTGTTGCTGTTCCAACTATGTTGCCGTTTATGTCGCGCAATTTAGTTTTCATCGCTTGGAAATTGAAATCTTGTATGATGTCAGACATTTGCGAGTAATCATTTGCTACCTGTTTTAGTATGCGGCCTAGTTCATTAACGTCTTCAAACGCTGCGTTGTTCGTGTCGATTTTAAGTATGAATTTCATGCGTCTTCCTCTTCAAAAAATCGTGGTGATAGTTCGTTCACATCAAGCAAGTCCAACAGTTGGTTGCTGCTAAGATAGCTGGCGATCATGTTGATCCATTGGTCTGCGTCTATCCCTTCTACGCAGCGGTCTTCGATGTGTTCTAAGATTTCTTTCTTAGTCATGCGTCTTCTCCTTTTGATTGTGATTTAAGCGGCGATTTTGTGTCGGCTGTATGCCCAATCAGCCTTGTCAAATTCATCTCTGAATTGATCGGAAACCAACTGATCCTTTAGCTCGTTGCAGCAATACCAATTGAATACTTGATCCCGAATTTGATAGCCGCTGTGCCATAGCTCATGCTCACAAGATTGATAGGCAAAACAATCAACCATCTTGTATAGCTGGACCCATCCAATGTAGGGGCTGACATGCTTCAACTCGCGGATGCACTCTTTGATATATTCCTCAAGCGTTCCCTCATAAAAACCCTCGCCGCCTGTGTCGGGGTAGCGAGCATCTAATGATAAGAAGTTCATCCTCGCCATCCTTGCGCAGATTATGCTGGGGTCTGTCTCGTCGGCGTATCTTGCTTTGCTGCTGGCTTTCGCCAATGCTGCGATGTGTGACGGGCATACTAAAAATGCTGACATGTTATTCTCCATTTGATTAGGCAACAAAAAAGCCGCTCAGAAAGCGGCCTCTTTGTCATTAGATTGTGGGGTTGATTAAGCTCGGTAGTCATCCAACATGTGGTCGTAGTCGGCATACTTTGCGACAAGGTTCATTAGATCAGGAAAGTTCTTGCGCATTATGTTTCTGTTACGGTTATCCATTCGCCCAATGTTTGAATGAAGTTCGTTGATAGCATCGGTCAGGCTCATTGCTCTGGTGTCTGCCATGCCCAACTCATTTGTCAGGTAGTCTATAAATAGTGAGTTCATTTCGTTGTCTCCTTTGTTTCGACATTCAATTTCAATCCTCAATACCTTTGGTATTGGTCGCGCGTGTATGTGTTAGCTGTTCAACCACTCGTCATAACTCTTGAGCGGTGCGCCGCCTCTTGTTATATCTCCCCCCTTCCCATCGTCTGCGCAGTGCAGATAGATTTCATATTCATTTGAGTTGGTGCCACGGTATTTTGTTTGAGTTACTTGAGGGCGAAGCGATCCATCTTTGTTTATGCCAGTGTCCATTAGAAACATCCTTTCATTGTGCTGCCATACTTATAAATCAGTTCGGGTGCGTTGAAGATTAGAAGGGTGAAAATCACCATCCCAATCATTTCTTTGATGTCTTTTCCTGTGATCATTTTGATTTACTCCGCTGCGATTAAGGTTTTGATAAGGTCGTTTGTGTCCGACGATTGTTTGATGATTAGCTCGGCGGCTTTCTCAGCGTTTGACGCCGCTGCCATGATCATCTTGGGCTGTTCCTTTAGCCCTTTGATCCAGCCATTCAGATACTTTGCATGGTCAGCCCTTGGCTCGGCGTCTACCTTTGCAATGCCGCTCAACATCGCTGCGCCAAGCTCTGCGATAAGTTCTTCCTTGGCATAGGTATCGTTGCCGAAACGTGTGCCAAACTTGCGGTCAAGTCTTGATGTGTGGCCTGTCCAGTGGACTAGCTCATGGAACATCGTTCCATAGTATCCGCTGTCATCTTTGAATTGTGACCGCTCTGGCATTACGATCTTGTCAGTTGATGGCATGTAGAAAGCTTGATCTTGATTGCGATGCTCAATAGCTGCTCCGCTGCTATTAATAATCAGATCGGCAAGCTCGACATCATCCCAATTCTGGGTCGGTTGCTTTGCATCGTCGGTGAGCCAATTCCCTTCCCATCCTTCGACTTGATCCGCGTTGAATACTCGGAAGGTTTTGAGCAATGGGATCATCTTTTCCTCTTGGTCGCCTTGCTCGTTTTTCTCTGTGATCTTTATCTTTTTGAAGAAAATAACTTCGTGGCTTTTCTCACCTTTCTTGATCTTTGCGCCTACCTCTTTCCATTTGTTGAATGTTGCAAACACTGGTGAATTGTATCCCATCACCGCCATTGTCATTCCAAGGTGCCAACGGTTGATCCCTTTGTAATCTTGTTTATAGATTGAGATTGGTTGACCGTTGTTTTTCGTCGTCGTCTTCCAAGGCTTGGACCAGTTGATCCCCTCGCTTTCCATTAGCTTGATTACTTTGTTTGCGATTTCATTAAGAATATTTGACTGTGCCATGTTGGCCTCCATAAGTTTGAGATTGTGATTGATATTTATCCTCAACATCTTCGATGTTGGTCGCGCGAGGCGTTTATTCCTGTGTAGGAATTTGAATTAAAACCTTGTGGCAATCGCCAGCCAAAGCCCCAAAGGGTTCGGCGTTATGGTACTTCAAAAATCCCTCTTCTTCGCAGTCAACAACGTGCCAACTGAAATAGGTTTTGTTCATGTGATTGCAGAATTTTTGATAGCTCTTGTAATCCGAATGATCGTCCATTGGATCATCCATATCAAAGCTGCTTTCATCGCCATTGATTAGGGCAGACATCCAATAGCTGGGCAGTGTCATTTCAATTTCGGTAAACATAGTTTTTCCTTTCGTTTAAGAGTAAAAGCGGCGGGTTCCAGCCCCTTCAGGATCATCGGTTTCGATGTATCGAAAGCCTTTGTAGTTTCCAGTTTCCATCAAGATTGCTTCCAGCAAAAAGCACTCGCCAAGCCTTTCGCCATATTCGTATTTGCTGGAATGTTTCAGATAATGGTTCACCATTTCTTTGATGCGGCTGACTTCGATTGTTTTCTTTTGTTTGGTCATAAGTTCCTCGCTTTCTGATTGGTTTTTATCCTCAAGGCTTTTAGCCTTGGTCGCGCGTAAGAGAATTTACGCATCAAAACACCGCCAGATTGACGGTGCTTTCATAGGTAAATTTAAGCATAAGCCATTTCATCGGCTTCGATTTCGGCCAGCATTTCTTGCACCAACCGATCGTAACAATCCCAACGGCTTTGGTCGGTGGTGAAATTGGTGATGCAATCGCAATAGGCTAAAGCCTTGGCGTATTGGGTCGCTGCCCCTTCGTCGTTCAAACCATGATGACGTTTTGCCATCGCTTTTTTGGCTTTGCGTTCCCACTGATTGATAAGATTGATCATAATATTTCCCTTTCTGATTAGATGATTTCAAAAGTTACGAGGCCATCAGTTTCACTGATCGGAGACCATGAAAAACCATGCTGGTTGTCGATTGCGTCAATGGTGGCAATGGTTTCGTTTGACAGTTCTGGGTCGGGATCGAAGTGCAGCGAAAAGATTTCATTGATGACGTTCTGGGTAAGGTTGATTGTAAACATGATATAAACTCCAAGGTTAAGGTTCGTTGTCTTATTGACACCCCAAATCTATCCTCAACCCTTTCAGGGTTGGTCGCGCGTATAGGGGACGATCCGATTTTGATTTTCAGTTAAGGTTTGACCGTGGCACTCAAAAAACCTATGTTTTCAAGGGCTGGGAGCAGTTCTGAAAACGTCTTTGAGGGCCGAAAACAAGGGGAAAAACCTATAATAGAGGGCTGCTCACATCAATAAAATCAAGGGTTTAGCGGATGTGTGTGCTAAAAGGTGTGCAAATCGACAACCAAATCTATCGAAAGGGGGGGGGATAGTGGCACCCCGCGAAGTGGAATTTTGCAATTACAGTTACTCGTCCCCCAGAGAAATCTGAGCAAATTTGAAAACGTCAGGAAACCATTATGGGACGCTTACCGAGAAAATCTTTACCGCCTGAGAAGAAACTAACCCCTGCCCAAGTGGGCAGACTACGCGCAGACATTATGATGAAGGTGTCCGAGCAACTTACCGAGGCCCACGAAGTTGTGATGGGCCGACATGAGGACGGTTGGAACCCGACACAGGCCCGTGTCTTCGCCGCTTTACTCAACAAGGTAATGCCCGACCTAACCGCCCAATTTGTCCAGCATGAACACCTACATTCGGAGGCACCAGAGAAGTTATCCCGTAGCCAGCTTGAGGACATAGCGATGGGCATGAATGACATCTTGGACGCAGAGATTGTAAGCGGGGGGGACGACGATGATAACGGCACAGGACGCGGCTAAACACCTTCTCAAACTCAAGAAAGCGGAAGAAAGCTTCAAGGGCTTTGTCCAGCTTCACAATCCAGAGTGGAAGCTACCTGATTTCCACAAGACATTGATCACGGCCTTGGACAGATTGGAGAGTGGCGAGGGTCCACGAAACCTTCTGATCACAATGCCCCCTCGTCATGGCAAGTCCACGTTTGGCAGCGTGTATTTCCCCGCCTATTTCATGGCGCGTAAGCCTTCTCGCTTCATCATGTCCACCTCGTACAACTCCCAACTCGCCACCGATTTTGGACGCCAAGTGCGCGACCTTGTGAATGACCCCTTAACTCGCCAAGCGTACCCCGACCTAGAAATGTCTCAAGACAGTCGCGCGGTTGATCAGTGGCGCACTACGGTTGGTGGGGCTGCGTACTTCATTGGTGTGGGCGGTACGACCACGGGCCGTGCTGCTAACATCTTATTGCTTGATGACCCTCTAAAGTCGCGTGAGGAAGCCGAGAGTGCCACCCAGCGCAACAAGGTGTGGGACTTCTATGTGTCTGGCTTGTCCACTCGCTTACAGCCCGACATAGATGGACAGCCACCCGCCCAGATCATCATCCTCACACGTTGGCACCCCGACGATATTGCGGGTCGGCTTATGCAGACCGACGATTGGAAGGAAGGAATGTGGTCACATATCAACTTCCAGGCCATTACAGAGAAGGTTGTGCGTGGGAAAGAGGGTAAGGACCGCCGCCAGCTTGCTCCTACTGACCCGAACTACATTAGTAACGAGGCTGCGCGTCAAATATCGGCCAAGAAACGCTACTTACCTGTCACTGAGCGCAACGCTTTGTGGCCTGAACGCTTCTCATTAGAGGATTTAGAGCGCAGGGAGCGTCTAAACCCGCGTGAATTTGCCAGTCTTTACCAGCAATCGCCCTTCATTCAGGGCGGCAACCTAATAAGATCGCAATGGTGGCGCACATATCCCGCTGATATGCGGCCAGAACAGTTCACATCCCTCATAATTGCGGCTGATACTGCGTTCAAAGCGAAGTCTACCTCCGATTATTCTGTAATGATGACGATGGGCTTGGACAAATCGGGCGACATTTACATTGTTGACGTTCACCGTGAGCGTTACGAGTTCCCCGACTTGAAGCGCAAGATGATCATGCTCAACAATCAGTGGCGTGGCCGAGGTTTGCGCGGCATTTACATTGAGGACAAGGCCAGTGGTCAGTCATTGCTCCAAGAGTTGAAGCGCGAGAGCGGTGTATCGGTAATCCCTTACAAGATTTCTACAGATAAGGTCACGCGCCTATCGGCGGTTTTGCCTCTCATTGAGGGTGGTCGCGTTTTGCTTCCAGACAACGCGCATTGGTTGGATGCGTTTCACGATGAATGCCAGACGTTTCCCGCTGGCACTCACGATGACCAGATAGACGCTTTATCCATTGGCCTCGACGTGTTGGCCCGTACTCCCCAGACGGGTGAGTATTATCGGCCCCCAACATTTGGGAACCTCAACAAAGAAGACAGCTTGTTCAGCCAAAAGTCGGACTTAAACCAAGGCACCTCATGGAGAAATTGGGGCGAATAATGGGGACGACTTGGGGTGTAGATAGAAGGTAAAACGATAACATGAGTACAACGAATAGCTATAGGTCCGAGTATAAGCCTCTGAATGATGGGATCGTTGTTGACCTGTCAGAACACGCGAACAAGCTCTTAGCCTACGAAGACATATCATCTGACCTTACGGATGATCAGGAACAAAAGCTCGTAGACTATCTCAAGTCTGCGATGCAAATGTCATATGACCGCATATCTCGCCGTTATAGTCATTGGAATGAAGCGGATCGGGCGCATGATGTTTATGTTCGCCCTGATGCCACCTCATTTAGAGAGAAGGCGGTTGTTGCCGACACCCGTGCTATTGCTGATACAGTTCTAACGTACCTCATGGCGGCACTTACGGGCCGCAATCCTATGTTTCAGTTGGAGGGTTTGAACCGCAAGTCCCGTCAATCGTCGGCAATCATTGAGCGTTTGATCCACCAGCAGATGCGCCGCACAGCAGGGGAGGCTCGAATTGCGCAGCACCTTCTTGATTGTATCCGATACGGATACGCCCCCACCAAAGTCACTTGGGATAATACCAACCGAACCAACAAGATTACAAACTTTGATCCGAGGCGCGTATTCCATGATCCGAGAGTCCAGTGGGGCGATTGGGAACGGATGCAGTACATCATTTTCTCAGACTATTCCAGCTATGACGCCCTTTTACAGACAGGCATGTACCCGAAACTCAGCAACTTCCCCTCTCTCAGAAACCGTATCACCCCACCTTCGGGTGGTTGGGAAGGACACCGCTGGCACAAAGAGGCGGGACGAGGACTATCAATAGACCCTTCTGAGCGCAACAGGCGCGAGAACGGTGCTTCTTACTTCACGCTTGGTGACAGCCGAGTTGTGGATGAAATGTGGGTTCGGCTTGCTGGTTACGAAGTTAATCTCCCTAACATTGATCACCTTTGGATGGTGTGTTCGGTTTTAGACGAGAGCGTAGTGATCCGCGCACAGTTAAACCCATATGGTCGCCAGTTCCCTGTGACCATAGGCGGCTTGTACCACGATGCACACAAGACCTACTCCCAATCGCTTTATGACTTGCTCCTCCCCTTGCATGACATTGCGACATGGCTCTTGCGTTCCCGCATCGACAACGTGCAAGCCGCCCTTTCTAACCTGATCTTTGTGGACCCCACTCAGATTGCGATTGGCGACCTCATAGATAGGAACCCCCACGGGTTAGTCCGTACTATGCCAGGTGCCAAGCCTGGTGAGGGTGTATTTGTTGCGCAAGTTCCAGACGTTACGCGCGGTCACTGGAATGACATAAACCAAATGTCGCAGTTGAAACAGCGTCTTAGTGCGGCGTCTGATGCTCAACAGGGTATGCCGACAGCCGAGGGTGGTGTTCGCACGGCGACAGAAATCCAGAGGCTTACTCAGCTTGGTAGCCAGCGTTTGGGCGTTCTGTCTCGCATAATCTCTGCCACTTCTGTGCGCCCGATGGTTCGTATGATGACTTCCAACGTGCAAGACTTCTTTGCCTCTGAGGGTTCTATTCGGTTGGGTTCTGACGACACGGCTGCGCCTATCGCTAACATGGTTCAAGATGGTTACTTGGACTTCAACATTTCCGACATTCAAGGTGAGATTGATTACCTCGTAGTTGATGGCACCCTCCCGCTAGAGCCAACCAGAAACGCCGAGACATGGATCAACATGCTCAAGGTCTTGAACGATACGGGCATGGCTATGGAGTATAATGGGGGCAAGGTCGTTGAAGAGGCTATTCGCTCAATGGGCATTGCTGACCTAGACCAATTTAAGATCAGCAAAGAACAGCAAGCCGAGGGTCCAACGCCTTCCCAAGAAATGATGCTTATGGAAAAGGCGCGTGGCGCGTCTGTCCAACCTCAAGAGCAAATTGAGCGCGAAGTTCAGAAGGGCAACTTGGTTCCCATGAAAGGAAACGAGCGATGACCAACCCCGTACACAGCCGCAATTGGGCGTCACAGGTTGATGCGGTAACGCGAGAATATATCAACGCAAGGATAAACGAAGAGTTGAGGCCGATTAGGGACGACATGGACTCCCTTCGCGGTGCATTATTGAGCTTGAGAGAGACAGCCAATCTCAATTCTGGCAACTTGATTGGTCGTTTAAACAACATGGAAGAACTGTTGTCATTGTCCTCAACTCGCATAGCGCAGTTACGGACTTTGGCGAATGAGGAAGGTAGTTAATGGCACGTACCCGCGTCCCCTCAGAACAGCTAAATTTTCGCTCCGCTAACACGGGGACACACCTTCTTGATACTTATCTTGAGGATGCGGAAAAGGGTGGCCTCACCCTAGCTCAACTTATGGGCAAGCTGTTTGATGATGCGACTGGCGACATTGACACGTTTGACTTTCGTTACACCAACACGCCAGCCGATGGTGAAACCCCAGCTTCTCAAATCCTAGAGCTTCGCATTGGTACTGACGCTGACTACCAAGAGATAGCGTCTTTCACGCAACTCTTTACTGACCTTGCCAACTTCAAGTCTACGGCTTTGGCCGACATGGAGATTAAGCGGCAAGATGCGGAAGACAGTAAGAACGCGGCTCTTGCATCTGAGTTGGATGCGGAGACTGCACAAGCGGCGGCAGAGGCAGCGCGTGATGCGGCTGCATTGGCCCGTGATAATGCTCAGACTTATGCGAACCAAGCGTTCCAAACAACACCTACCGTTATTCAACAGGGCATCATACTGGCCCAGCTACACGGTGATCTATTTGATGGGAGTACCCTCTAATGCCGAATATTAGTGTACCAGACCAACAGGCACTTGCGACTGAATTAAGCGCACGTTTGAACGCGCTGGACACAGCCACACCAAACGCTGATCTGGTTTATCTCGCCCGTATGATTCAAATCTTTAACGGTGACGCGAACCTGTCAGCCGTTAGTGCCGAAGGCACGGTACAGATTACAGCCGTTGAAACGGCTGGTGCTAACGAAGTTAGTGAGGTTCAGACTGAGGGTAGTACCCAAGTTTCAGCCGTTCAAGCGGCATCATCGACAGAGCAAGCGGCTCTAAACGGACTACAGACGAGCATTCAGTCAGCGTTAAACGCTTACCAGATGTCTCCGTCAAAAGTCTTTTTCCTATCCCAATCGTAGAGAGAAATAGAAATGGCAAATGGATTATTAGGCAAGAAGGTCGTAAACGCACGGGATACGGAAGTAGTCTATACCGTTCCAGCTTCTAGGACTTCGACATTCAACTTGAACGTACTGAACAACGGTAGCAATGCTGCTACTGTAAACGTGTACGTTTCGGACAAGACATATCAAACGCGGGATTTTGAGGATTACCTTGACCCCTTGGCCTACAACAAAGCATGGGTTGCCGCTGATACAGACAACACGCTTGACTTGATTGGCAAGAGTACATCTAAAATGATGACCGCTCTCAAGACCACGCCTGTTGAGCCAGTCGCCGCTAACACGGCATCGAACCCAATCGCGTCTAAAAAGATTGAAACTCTGCAAACAGCAAACGCTGACGGGAACTTCTTTCTTGTGAGTAATCCATCTGCGGTAGGCAATCCATTACCGTTCTACAATGGCGGCGAACTTTACGTCCGTTCTGCGCCTAACGGCAACGTCTACACCTTCGACAACTATTTTTCTGGTGGTGCCGAGGCTACGACTGCAAACGCCTATGGTCAGACTGCTACGGACAACATTCTCTGGGCTACGAACCAAGAGGGCGCGTTTGCTCTTTCATATGTTCAAGGTGTTCCAGGTGGTGCGGGTTCGGTTGTAAACTCAATAGCAGATTACCGCGCTACGGCGGCTTCATACGGTTCTGCCTTTACTTGGGGCTTGGGCGCGATCAGTAAGATTGCTGGTGTTAAGACTGCGGAAGAACGCTTTATCATCGGCACGACCACTGGCTTCAACTACATGTCCAACGACGACACGCCAGAAACTCAGGCTGAGTTCCAATCAAACACAATGTCACCGCCAACGGGCATTTCTGGTTACATGATTGGCGCGGCAGCGATTGAAGGTTCCACTGCAAGCGAAGGCAACCTATTCATTGCTTATTCGGGCAACAAGATTGCTTATGCGGCTTACACGGCGGCGGCACCGTTTCCTGTCACTGGCTACAGTGTGTTCGACTTCCCAACGGGCGTCACTTACGACAACGTGGTAGACATTCGGGCAGAGGGTTCCAACCTTGTAATCGTTGTTTCATCTGGCGAAAAATATAGCTCGTCTGACCTTGGCATCACTTGGGTAACTTCCAAGAGCTACGCGGCCCAGCCAACCGGCATCGCGGTTGCTTCTATCGGCGGTCAAAACAAGTTCGTTAATGATGACCTTTCAACAAACGTAACCGAACTTACGTTTGTTCGTGGGCGCACATACCGCTTGCACCAGCTTGCCACATCGAACAACGGCCACCCTCTTCAACTCTCCGAAGTTTCTGGTGGGCCACATTCTAACGGTACGCCTTACTCAACAGGCATGACCTTTATGATGGGCGACCCAACAGCGACAGGTTCTTTCGCGGTCACTACCACAACCAATGCTGATTGGGTAAGCGACCACGCGACCTACAACGGTCAAGCCCGTATCATTGAATGGACGGTTGATAGCTCTACTCCTAACACGCTGTATTTCTACTGCCCGAACCACACCAATATGGGCTACGCGATTTCCATCGTGGACGAAGACACGGTTGCGCCGCACGACACGCAAACTGCTCTTGCTACGGTCAACATCTACAATGCTAATAATGGTGATGCTGATCGACGTTATGACCTTACTTTCGAGGGCAACGCCTTCATGCGCGAAAAACGCTTCTACGCTCTGCCTCTCGTTGACAAGTATGAGCTTACTTCAATCGCAAGTGGCGAAATCCTTGAGCGCACAGCAATCATGGCCTCTCAGGGTGAGCAAGTAATTGTAACGACGAGCGAGGACAGCATTGTAGTTCGCGTTCACGGCATTGAGGAATAATCACACATGGCACGTATCCGTAGACCCAAGACGATCAACGGCTCAGAGTACACCTTCGGTGGTGGCTCTGCGGCTGGTGGTGGAACAGTTGGTGGCTTAGTAAAAATTGCCAAAGGCAATATGAACACGAGCAGCGTAAACCATGATGGCTTTCTTTCAAGTGGCGATACAGTGTCAGTCACACTTGATGCTGGTACGGCTATCCCGACCACGGATGAGTACATCTATTTTGACAATGCCTTCGATACCAGCACTGGTACGTTCACTTACGAGTTTATGAATGGCGACACTGCTTTGCCAGCGGGTATTAGTTGGACCACCAATAATGACGCGGAAGGTTCTGACACCGGCTTTGCTCGGTTCTACGGCACACCTTCAACCGAAGGAACCAACTCGTTCAAGATCAAAGCTTTCTACAATCACGGCGATACTTCTGAGCAAGTAGAGATTACTTACACAATCAAGCGTTATGCTGTTGGCACGACACCAGTTTGGTCTTCCACCGATCTACCCAGCCAGATCATCCGCAACTTGGCTGGCGATCAAGTATTGGCCGCTGCGCCAACGACAACCTATTCTGATGCTACCTTCACGCTCTCAAACGTAAGCGGTTTTGCGACAGGGGTTGTCCCAACGATTGACGCTGCGACAGGTGAAGTTGTTGTCACTGGTGTCGGTGACATTCTTCAAGCTGCATCTGTCCACGCCTTTACTGTAACTGCTGATCTCGGCTCTGATATTGGCACGTTCACACAGACCTTTAGTGGCAGCATCTCGTATGGCGATCCGTATGATGCGATTTATTGGGGGCCTGGAAATGCAAAGATAAATTTAGCTTCTTATGCTGACACTTATTCGGGAGCCCGTGCTACGGATGTTCAATATAATAACCTCTTTAACCATGAAGTTAAAGCTGGTGCATTGCGTTGCCGAACAAACAGTGGCTATTCCACTAGCCCTTATAAGTACAACGAAGACATTGGTCTTCGTTATAGTGAAGCTCACCCTTATTCTACTGGCTCTATTGGGTACTTAGGCCCGAAGTGTTCTAGTAGAAACAGCTCAAATACCA